CAACAAATCTCAATTAGTGAATACCATCAATGAAAAAAAGTTGATGGTTACAATTGATTTCACTATTGGTAGTAAGAACTTTACTGTTCGTAGAGGTGTTAAACCAAATGTATTTGAGATATTACAAGATGGTAAGATGTTTGACCAATTGGCAAACAATCGTGATTATCAAGAATATTTGGAAAAAGTAATTCTTAAATTAAATTACAAATCCTTCACTCAGATTGTCGTTTTGGGTAGTTCTACATTTGAACCATTTATGCAACTCAAACAATCAGACCGTAGAACAATTGTTGAAGACCTTCTCGACATTCAAATATTTTCTGCGATGAATGTTTTGCTTAAGGTAAAGAATTCTGAGTTGAAAACGAATACGAATGATAATGAAAATAAGAGAGAATTGAATGTATCCAAAACAAAGATGCAAAAGAATTATATCGAAAGACTCAAAGATGACAACCATTCTGATATTTTGAAAAAAGAATCTGACATTTCAACATTTGAAGACCAAAAAACAATTGCTGTAGAGTCACTTACATCTTACCACAGTGATATCGATGAACTAACCAGTAAACTTATTACTGAGAATAAAGTTCAGACAAAAAATTCTGAGTTCGGGAATCTTCAAAATCAAATTGAAATCAAACTGAAACAAGAGCAAAAAGAAGTCAAGTTCTATGAAAAAAATTCTACTTGTTCTACTTGTAAACAGAACATAGATGATGAATTCAAAGAAGAAAAAATTACCACTCTGACTACCAGTATTACAGAAAAAGAAAATGGATTGGGAAAAATATCAACTGAAATTGAACAACTAAAAATACAGTTAGAAGAATTCCGTAGTATCGGTAGACAGATTTCAGAAAAAAACAATCAATTGTCAGCAACTAAATCTCAAATCCAATCGTTGGAAAGTAATATCGATAGAACAAAATTTGACATCAATGAATTAAAAGATAAGAAAAAACTTGACAATTCAGAGTTAAATGTGTTACAATTATTAGAGAGTGAATTTGTAGAGTTACAAAAAGATTACGAAGAGCAATGTGATACTAAACAACTCTATAACTACGCTAATGAGTTGTTGAGAGATTCGGGTATCAAAACAAAGATTATTCGACAGTATGTTCCCATTATAAACAAGTATGTGAATAAATACTTAAACGAACTGGAATTTCTAATTAACTTTTCGATTGATGAAAATTTCAACGAAACAATACAATCTCAGTATCGTGATGAATTTTCTTATTCTTCCTTTTCTGAAGGTGAGAAAATGAGAATTGACTTAGCGTTATTGTTCACTTGGAGAATGGTTGCTAAACTCAAGAATAGTGTGAACACAAACCTTTTAATTTTAGATGAGGTGTTCGACTCTTCATTGGATGCTGATGGAACAGAGGCTTTTCTGAAGATACTCAATACACTTGATGATAAAACAAATGTGTTCGTAATTTCTCATAAGGGTGAAATTTTGTATGACAAATTTCGTTCAACGATTAAATTTTTAAAAGAAAAACAATTTAGTAAAATAGAGGTAGCGTGAGTGATTTCATTTACTGAAAAGGCCGTTATTAAAATTATGAGTATTATGAATGAACAGAAAGTAACCGATGATACCAGAGTAAGAGTTGGTGTCAAGGGTGGTGGTTGCTCTGGTTTTACTTACACGGTAGATTTTGATAGTAGAAAAGGTAAGTTTGATTTAGAGTTTGAATCATTCGGTCTTAGTGTTTTGGTGGATAAGAAAAGTCATCTTTACATCAAGGATACAGAAATTGATTGGTCAAATGATCTGAATGATAGAGGATTAAAATTCAACAATCCTTCAGCAAAAGGTTCGTGTGGATGCAGAACTTCTTTTATGTACGACAATGCCGAACATGCAAATGTCAAAGAACCAAGTTGGATGTAAAGTAAAGAGATATTATGAATTATAAATCAGCTGTTAATACGTTTTCAGTATTTACACCCGAACAAGTAAGAAAAATAAATATAGAAATTAAAAAAAATATATTCCAGGCAGAAAATAAATCCGATGGTGCACAAAATGTATCTAAAATAGGTAAATTTTCTCATGTTCTATGTGGTCCATTAATGGACTTGATACATCCGTGGTTGTACCAATGTCAAAAATCAAATAGAGATATTTTTGGATATGATATAGATTGGGATTTTCATTTAGACTCATTGAATTATAATGTATACAGTACAAGTGGTGAATATGGATGGCACATAGATATGTCAGATCGAAACGTAACTACGTTGGATAATAAACTTACTTGTCTTCTTAATTTATCAGAAGAACCATATGAAGGTGGTAAATTTCATGTGATATACAACATAGATGAAGAACAAAAATTTACTTCAGGTATGGGATTAGTTTTTACTTCTATGATAGCACACAAAGTAACACCTATCACTAAAGGTGAAAGAATAACATTGACTTATTGGGCAACTGGCCCTACATGGAGATAGAATGAATGATTTAGTATGTGAATTAGTGAAAGAAGACGATCCTTTTTTGAGAGAGATACCAGAGGTATTTGATTTTGACAATCCTCAAGTTGACTCTGAAAAACTGGCTAAACAGATTTTTGCAAACATGATACACCATAGAGGAGTTGGTCTATCAGCAAATCAAATTGGAATACCTCTTAAAGTTTTTGGTTTTATGATGGAAAATAAAATGATTATAGCTTTCAATCCTCAAATTTTGGAAATGAGCGAAGAAACTTCTTATGTCAAAGAAGGGTGTTTATCTTTTCCTGGCTTGTATTTTCCTGTTGTGAGAGCAGAAACTATAGCTATTCAATATCAAACTTTTGATGGTGAACATGAAGCAGGTAGTTTGACCAGTATTCCATCTATGATTTATCAACATGAAACAGAACACATGAATGGAGAACTTTTTACTAAAAATGCAACGAAATATAAAATAAGACAAGCAACAAAAAAACGTGTTAAATATTTGAATAAAATAAATAAACAAAAGGAGTCGAATGGTTAAAAACAAAAAAAATATGAGCAAAAAAGAATTGGAAAAAGAAGGTCGTGAACATGGAATTGAACTTGATCGAAGACATAGCAAAGAAGACCTTATTGATGAATTAGAGTCAGTAGAAGCAGAGGAAAAAGAAGAAACAGTTGAACTTGATGAAATTGAAGAAACAGTCGAAAAAACTGACATTAGAGAAATTGCTAAAAAAGCAGTTGAAGCAAAGGGTGTTGTAGCTACTGAACAACATATAAATGATTATATCGAAAGATTTAATCTTGTTTAATTATTAAATTATAAAGGAATAAAATGGCAGAAGTTAAAGGTATAAAAGAAACTAAAGACGTTATGGAGTTTATCTTTTCATTCGTAGATGCGATTGGAAAAGCAAAAGCTGATGATAAATTTACATGGACAGACGCAAGATATTTTATTGACCCTGTGAAAAAACTTTTTGAAGCAGTTGATAATATTGAAGATGTGATACCAGAAATTACAGATATCGATGACGAAGAATACGATGAATTAGTCGCATACGTCAGAGAAAAATGGGATTATAGCGAAGAAAATTTAGAATGGGTTGTGGATACAGCTATAGAGGCGGGCAGAAGTATTCTTACACTCGTTTCTATGTCTGACAAAAAAGCATAGTGGCAATAAACAAAACGATTAACAGATATTGGCGTGATTGGGCATCAATAGTTTATTTGTTTCTCTGTGTAGTAGACTTCTTCATTGCTCCTTTGATGTGGAACATAGGTATGACTTTGATGAGTGATGAAATACTAATGAACACTAGTAGATGGGAACCGCTTACGCTTGGTGCTGGAGCAATTTTCCACATCTCATTTGGGGCAATACTCAGTGCAACAGCTTGGAAGAAAAAAGAAGAACTGGAAGCTCATAATAATAGGAATGATTCTACTACTTAGTAGTTTTGAAGTAGTGGGTGAAGAAGGGAATAGAACTACTTCACCAGTATCATTAGAATCACTCATTAAAATGGGAGAATATTCTAAACTGATTTATACAGATAAGGGGGTATTTGCTAAAGGTGAAGTGTCACCAGATGATCCAGAATTTTATGGCTTGAATAAGATGATTGAGAAGCAATACGAAGTCAAGAAAAATGAATTTTCGTATTATGTAATACAAGAACAGGGAACCACAATTCTGATTTTTAGAGGAACAACAAATACTAAAAATATTTGGACATCTATAGATGTAAGAACATTTTATGATAGAAGATTAGATGTTAATTTACATAAAGGATTTAGAGATGCGGCTGCCTTACTGCTTGAAGATATTTATGAAAATTATGAATTAGACCATACAGTATATTTGACAGGGCATTCTTTGGGTGGTGCAATAGCACAAATCATTGGGATGTGGATAGATTCGATGAAGGATGAAAACGGAGTAAAAAAATACAATGTTGAAATTTTTACTTTCGGAGCACCAAAAGTTACTACAAAATTTCTTTTTAATGAACCCAAACATTGGAGAGTGGCTATTGGGAGTGATCCTATCCCCTTTATGCCTAGTCTCCCTTATGTTCATTCAGGAATACATATAGACCCTGAAACATTAGATTGGAACGAAACACATCACGAAGATAGTTTGTGGTCAATTGATAGTTCAGATCATTCGATTAAAGATTATCTAGATATATTATATGATCATTCAGAATGTGATGCTAAATGTCGAGGGTCACAACCAATAAGAGAATGACTATATGAAGATTATACTACACATATTAATAATATTACTTCTCAATAGTTGTGCAAAAAACGTAGCAGACAAAAATAATGATTTAGGTAGTGGTGATAAATCAAATTTACCAGTTGCATTAACCGCCCTCATTGAACACGCAGAGTATTGTAAAGCAATTTATGATATTGGTGGTGATCAAAAAGATGAGGTTGCGTTTGAAGTAATACAAGATAGTGGAATATCAATAATTGTTATTAGGGGTACGGCCAATGAGGCAAATGTACTATCAGATATTGATGTAAGATTGGTAGATGATGCACGTACAGGAATCAAACTCCATAAAGGATTTCGCGATGCGGCTATAACTATTATGCAAATTATAGATACTTCAACCACGACAGGAAGAACCATTGTTCAAGGACAGACACTTAAATATCCTCTTGAACAAACAGTACACGTTACAGGACACAGTTTAGGTGGAGCCGTTGCACAAATAATAGGAATGTGGCTTCACAAGAGAGGTAAGAATGTTCAAGTTTTCTCTTACGGAAGCCCAAAAGTCTCTTCTCAAGTTTTGTCTAGTGGACAACCCTCTCATTGGAGGGTGGTTCGCCTTAGCGATCCTATCCCTATGTCTCCTCCTTGGCCTTATCGTCACACAGGACTTTTTATAGATAGTCAAGATTTGGATTGGGGTCCAGACAACGATAAACAATTGATTTCACAAACAGATGGTTTAGACCATTCAATTTTAAAATATGTAACAACATTAAAGGAACAATTATAACATGGCAAATGATGTAAAAGTATTGAAACTAACTACTGGCGAAGAATTAATATCAAGAATGGAAGAAAGCGACGATGGATTTTTGATTTTAGAAAAACCTATGTCTCTCCAACAAATGGGATCAAACTCTGCTGGTCATATGGGAGTCGGTTTAGTGCCTTGGAGCAT